CGCCCATAAAACCTTTTTTCTTCTCGTCCCCTGGCTCATACATGCCCTTAGGAACGACAGAATCACCTTGATCTAAACCGTTGTCTTGCATCTGCATTTCAACGTCACGATTAGGTGTTGGCACCATTTCCATCTCATCGTCTCTCATTGCGAGACCTTCTTGAGTGGTAGGAGCTAGGCCTGTTTCTTTCACGCGGTCTTGTAGAGGTTGATCCTCGACCCCCGCTTGTAGCTCTTCAGGATCAAAGAACGTGTCCATACCCATCTTTTTAGAACGTAATTTCTTAATAGCCTCAGCCGAAGAATTATAAGCCACCTTGTGCTCCCATCATTTCTTTGGCCTCTAATGAAGCCATGTCATCTTTAAGTTTATTTTCTGCATCTGTAGCAAGTAGGTCAGTTGATTGATCTAACTCGTTTTCAGCGTTTGGATTCATGCCGAACTGAGGTGCGGTGATCTGCATCAATGCGCGTACATGAGATTCAATATCATTTATAAGGATTGCCTGCTTCTCAGCGTCCAAAGAGTCGAATGATTCTGTTTTGCGGAATCTGTTCTTCTCTTGGATATGAAGGGCATGGTTATCAAGCTCATTCACTTCAGGCACTACGCCGATTTGGATAAGCTCCATAGTTTTCTTGATCTGAGCCATGTCTACAGATTGGTCTTCCCATACGGCAGAGATGTCACCGAACTCTAGGCGCTGAAGGACAGCTTGTCTGACTTGAGGGTCAGTAGGATCACCCATTAATCCTTGAGTCCAAAGGTTCATGATCTCATTTCGTTTCACAGCCAAAGACTGAGGAGCCGTTGAGCCGCGAAGGACGATGATGTCATGCTTAGATTTAAGATCCACTCCAGACCACTTCTTAACCACGTACTGAGTGTGTGGGTCAGTGATCTTTAGAAGTCTGTCGTTAGTAACGTAATGCTCTAGGTATAAAAGCATAAGCTTTCCGAGGGTAGCAAATGCATACTCATGCTGAGCCGTTACCGTAGAGATGCGAGTCTCATCTTGTTCTAAGAGAAGCTGCATCCCGATAGCCGGAATACCCGCTGCTGGTAGAATGCCGCGAGAAATCTCACCCTCACCCGCAATGTCATAGAACATATCGTTAAGCTTATCCTCTTCGGCATAAGCGTATTGAGGGATGTTCGGGACGTTAACAGCAGTCGGTGCGCCAGAATTTGGAGCATTTGGAACTGGTGTAAAGTAAACGATCTCACCAGACTGGTCAGTCATAGACTCTTGCATAAGCTCAGAGCCACGGGCCGCCATGTACTTACCAGCGAGTAGGCGATTAGTCCACTCAGCTCGCTTTGTGATCAGGCGGTTGTACTGATCTTGAATCGGCCTTAAGTGAGTGACGATAGCTTCTGAGTAATATTTCCCAGTGATTGGAACGTCATCAAATTTAGATAGAGGGATCTCACCGCAAGGAAGGTCTTTGTCTTCTAACAGTATTCCGTTAGCACAAATAACCTGACGACCTTTAGGGAACTTCTTAGATTTCTTTTCCCAATAGATAAGCTCAATTGCGCAATGTTTCATCTGCGTTTCAATACCAGTTTGAGCAGGGCCCTGTCCGGTCATGGACTGGATTCTCATTTCGTACTGAGCAGATAACAACCAAGCGCCCTCCTCTTTTACAAGGTGGCCTCTATCAGGATAACGTTCTCTAAAATAATCAATCTTACGGACTTTAGCCCTGATAACCCACTGGGCCTGATCCAAAGTTGTAGCTAAAGGATCGGCAAAGATCTCAAATGCAGAGATAACCTCTACATCAATGTCGCCTTCCCACTCATATTCCATTTCAGGCTCACCATTTGGACCCAACTGTGGAATACCGTCAGGACCAGACTTAGGTTTAGTGAGAAACTCACCCTTCTCATCATTCCAGTTCACTCCCATGTAGAAGTGACCGCACTGCATGAGACCCATCATCATGTCTTGACGCTTTTGTAGGACGCGCTCTTTGTCCATGTAGTAATCAAGCAGGTTCTTTTCAAAACGAGTCTGATCTTTGGCTTTTTCTGAAGAATCGTCCGGGCGGATCTCCCATTTAGGAGGATTCTTAGTGATACGAGCTTGTCTGCGCTGACAAACGGGAAGAATTTTGTTCACGAACAAGCGATTGCGATTGATAGTGCGCGAACCCATACCCGTAGCTCTGAACTGACGGGCAGATGAGTCGTAATACACAGAATCATACCCTAAAAGGTAGGCATAATTCGTCATCCAGATGCCCTCTTGCGCGACTCGTGAGCCGGAAGTGCGGACATCTTGGATTTTGCCAGTGATATGGGCTATCAAATTAATCTGATCTTGTGGTTGATCGGAAGCGTCTTTAACTTCGCTCAATCCACCAGTCATTTTATCGAATGCCTTTTTCAAAAAGTCCATCCAGGGACCTCTCTAGCCTAGAAACCAGGCATATTTAGTGAGTTATTAAGCTCTTTCAATCTGTCTAAACCTTCTTGTTCAGGCAGTTGAATGTGAAACCCACCTAGGTCCTTGGGCTTCGGCGGCGTCATTGTCTGTGCGTAAGAGTGAAAGTCTCGGCTCATTGCTTTATTAACGAGTTTATTGACCTGCCACATAAAAAACACCTGCTGAAATACAATTATCACACATGACACCACTAGCAATACATGCTCAATTGTCATCTAACTGCCTCTCATTTTCAATTAAAACGATTTATTTCTAATGTGGATTGATTCGTTATCTTTGTTTTCGTTCTCTTCGACCGTTCCCTCAGCGTAAACTTTCACGCCGGATACAACCACGTAATCAAGTTTGTACTCAGGATCAGCAGCGAAATACTTAACCATTTTACGAGACGTTTCTACAAATCCGTCAGCTTCAGGATCATTGCGCATCATTTTCATTTTTTGAGAATTCACGCGAGTCATGACTGAATCAGAGTTGTCCAGGTTGTATTTAGCCTTGGTTGCTTTTCCTGACGAGGTCTCGGATGATTCTTGATTCGTATCTGGAGTCGTTGGGGTTTGTGACATTACTTAAATCCTCTTTTTTGTGAGTTGGGTAAAATACAATCTGTTGCAAACTGGCACAACTATCTATGATGTCATCATGACTGGCACGTGGAAACTGTAAAAGCTCACGTTCAAAATCATCGCAACCATGCGTCAACCACATCCGACCCCACTCAAAGAGTGGAATCATCGACATAATGTGCATTTCTTTGGTGGTTTTGTTCCCTTTGTTCACGCCTTTTGCCGGAAGTATGACCTGGCGGCGCTGCATCTCTTCATTGAGCATGTATAAAAGAGCCTTCTGATAAGCCACATCCTCAATTCCAAGACCTGTGAGTTTGTACTCGCGATGTAGGTCAAAGCACTTATGCACAATTTGAGTGGGGTTTAAGCGCTGACGAGAGGCATGGCGGATATACCAATTGGTCTTAGCATCCACCGAAACTACCACAATACCTGTGTAATCAGCGTGGTCCTCAGTTGAAATGGCAGGATCAATGAAAGCAAACGTGTGAAGCTGAACCTCTGGAAGAGACGACCAATACTTAAACCATTCTCTTTTGAACTTAGCGTCCTCGGAGGGAAAGATCTCATTGAGGTATTGATTGGCAAAAAGCATTGATCCCATATTTCTACGGGCTTCCTCAAGGAACTCTTGAGTTAGGCGCTCTGGGAACAGCAGGGAACCGTCTTCCCTAACCGCTGTTTCATAAATCAGAGCCCATTTGTCATTCTTTTGTACCATTACGATACAGTATTGCTAATTCACAGGGACTGACAACAGTTGAAATACAAAAGTGACGATTAAAGTGACTACAGCACTGGCCCCAAATATCTGCCATTTGAACTGAAGAAGTAGGTCAACCTTCTCCTCTATAGTATCAAAACGTCTATTGTTGTTCTCGTTCGAGTCATCAATTCGTCTATTAATCATTGCCACTAATTCGTTGTCCATAAAGCCCCCAAGATTCACAAATATCAATCCAGGTTCGTTTTGTCACTTAGCAATATAAGAACGTCTTTTGGACTCATAAAGTCCTGCTCTTTGGGTAGCTTCAAATTGCCGTAGTCTCGCGCTATCTCAGCGATTAGCTCAGAGCATATCTGCTTAGCGTTACCGTTTCGAACGAGCTTCTGAGCCCATGGTGCTATGAATCCAGCGTACTGCAGATGTCCGTATTCCTTAGCGTCAGCGCCTCGCATATAAGCTTTAAAGCTGTCCTCAGTCATCAAAGGAAGCGGGAGCATTCTTTCATGCACAATAACGTGGTCCTCTAGATACACATCCAAATGGCAGCGGTTAACGCCGTCCCCCGTTGCATGGTAAATGAAGCCGTCATTGATGAAGAAACAGTGCGAGTAATCCGTATCGAGAAAATCCATGATTCTCTTAGATACGAAGTCCGGGTCTTTCTCTCTTGTGAAGGCTACCTTTACTGTGAACATGGGTGCTCCTTATCTAGACCATTCGCAATCTATAACAACGTCAACATTTGACGCCGCCGCCGTGTTAGTTAAAAAACCATTAAGCGTAAATCCAGTAGAGCTAATTGTTTGAATATTAGTTACTGACGCGCTGGATGTTCCTTGTGTAGTTGTTAAACATTGTGGAGTGCTCGCCGGAGTATTTAGGAAAGTACAAGACTTACCGCTAGTAGAACCGCATGAGGTTAGCCATGGAGTTACGCCGGATAAATAAGTGACTGTCCCAGTGCTCGCTATAAATGCTCGGGCTTTACGATACGGGTTAGATCCGTCAACTGTTAAGCTCCCACTCACCCAAGGGGCTTGCATGACGGGTTTAACGTCTGCGCCTGCGCGATTACAAACCACAGTGAATGCAGTATTTGCAGCAGTCGTTAGAGATGCTCCGCTCATTGCTTGGAATACAAGAGAAGTAACAGAGCTGGAAGCTGGCTGGTAGTTGACGCGATTAGAAGCATCATTCTGCGCATTAGCTACGCAATTGGGAACAACTGAGAACTTGCCAGAGGCCACAGGACAAGACGCCGTTCCGGTAGGAGACCAAACGCAAGATCCGCTGAATAAACTATAGGAGTTATCAGTCACAACTCCGGTATTAGAAACTTTAGCACTCAAGGTATTTACACAACTCCCATCCTGCAAGCACTGAGAAGTAGTCGCATTGATGTTGGATGCGCCGGAGATTGGGATTGTTGCGTTGATTGATATCGTTTGACTCGCGCCACAGACACCGGAGCCATTGGCAAAACTAAGAGAATTACTCGACACCGAACCAAATGGATCATTTGATGTTAGTCCAAATGTAGATACTGAAGGCGCAACAAGAACAAAACCACCATGCGCCACCGAAGCGGCGCCTAGAGCCCAAGTTCCTCTTTGCGAAACGCTTGGGATGTTTGATGCCGTTGTAGCGGAGTTAGGTAAGCTAACTGAAGCTGTTGACCCTGGAACCGACGTTCCACATGTAATAGTTCCGGTGATGTGAATTTTTGAACCGTCTTGATCCCACTGTAAATTTGATGTTGCACCTGTTCCAAGATTCGTAAGAGTCGGAGTGTACGCCGTTGGCTGGGTAGAAATTTTCATCGGCGCATTGCTGGTATCTTGTCTTACGTGAACATCATCAATATTAAAAATAGTTGTTACTGAGGCAGTATGCTCAACTACGACATAAACTGCATCACCCGCATCTGGGCATTTAAATGCTGGAATCTGCCCTAGATTTGACTTGCCTTGATTGATCCCTAAAGAGTCATAGGTAGCATTTAA